GCAATAGCGTTTCCCTGTTTTGTATTGTCGTCAATCCGTAACTTTTCGAGCGTTGCGATTTGCCCGGTCTGCCTGGCAATCGTTTCGTTCAAGGACTTGACTTGCGCAGCGGACTTGTCCACGTACTCGATAACATTGGCAACCTTTTCGCGCGGTATTTCGCCCGTAACTTTCGCATCATCGGTAATTGTTTTCACCGCGTCGATGGTCGCCTCAAGTTCCTTCCCAGCGACAGCGACTTCCGTTTGTGTCTGCATAACCTCGACGACTTGCTTGTCGGTTTCGGTGGTATCGACGACAACTGGGACGGTACGGCACGAGGTTAAAATGGCGGTGAAAAATAACAAAACAATCACTTTGCGCATGATTCGGCCTTCTTTATCGCAAGGCGATATTGATCGGGGCAGTGACCGGAAAGCCAGTGCCATACCGGGCAGGATTTCGGGCGCTTGTTTATGACAACGACCGGAAGAATGTACCGCGTTCCGATATGCGTGTACCCCGGAGTCAATCCTTGCACTAAGGTTACAATGTCATTGACGTTTTTCACTCTGATAAAATACCCGAATCGATTCTCGAGCGCTTTCGTCGGCTTGTACAAAACCATTGGGCATCCGAATGCGAACGTCGTCGGAAAGGATCCTTTTCGGTGATAGTAGTTTTCGTGAACAAACACCGCGAGAGCCGCGCCCTGCGAATACCCGACGATGGTATCGAAGTCGAGCTTTTCTATTTCCGGCTTAATCGACAGCCAAAGTTCCGTAAATCCGGCGTGAGCTTTGAAAACTACATCGGAGCATTGATACACGTCGCGATAGGTCTTGTGCCAAAACTTGAGGTTTTGAATCCAGTCTGATTTCCCGTGACTGCATTGTAAATACAAAATGCGGTCAACGACTTTAATTTGAACGTCGCGTCCGATAGTTGTCCATCCGCCGCCGGTAACGGTTTTGAAAAGTTCGCTATACATGGTCAACCTACCACGTTCATGATTTGCGCCCACATGAACCCCTGCGAAAGCGCGTTCGCCATGCGCTTGCGAAAGTTTTTACGCCGGCCTGACTTCGCGATTGCCTTGCCTTCCGCGTCCTTCACGCCAAGGCTTTCCTGATCGGTAACGAAAAGAAACGCGACAAGTAACGCAACTACGATACGCACGGCACCGATATCGAGCGTGAATGGCTCATTGCTTTTCATGAGCGGGAGCGCGTTCGATAAAAGGATCCCCACGACGGTAAGGATATACGCGAGCACGTCATCGAGCACGTCGCCGATCAACTTAAAAAAACTTTTTAATTTTGCCATATCACGCCTTCCTAAATACGCGAACGCTCGCGGTGCTTCCGTATTTCACGGTCTGCGAATCGACAAGGCTATCCCAATCGGGTAGTCGAAAGTGCCCGGTAACTGCGCCAGCCTTGACGCGCTCCCATCGCTGCACTATCCACTCGCCCATACGGGGCTTGTATGCTGCGTCCTCTTTTGATAACGTCCACGCAACGCCGGAAAGATACGTCAGCATTTTGTCGGGAGCGCTTACGAAAAAGTTATCATTGTCGTTCGCGTTGTTCCAGTTGTAATAGATGTATTTCCGGTTGATGCAATCGATCAACGTCTCGACGACCGGGAGGTATTTCCCGGTAATCCGTTCGGCCAGCTTGATGATCGAGAGCGCATAACAAGCCACCTCCCCCGCTTCCGCAAGAAACGTCTGTATCCCGCTTTTCATTACCTTATCGTCCATTGGTTCGCTCCTCTATCGGTTATTTTAGATTCGGATAATATGCCATGAGCATTTCATACTTCATTCGCAAGGCGTCCGTCTTTCTGTCTTCAGGAAGTTTTTTCCACCATCCCGACATGGCGTCAAAGTTGGTTTTTGTGAAGTCAGCGGAATCACCTTTCTGATACTTTTCGTAATACTTGTTGATGTCTTTAACATATCCGTCATACGTTCCGCACACGAGCGCGTCTGTTGTTTTTTCTAAACGCGCAATAGCTTCTCCCTGTGTTTTCAACTGCGGTATTACTTCTTCGTTGAGCACTTCGCGAATCGCTTGTTTGCTCTGAAACGTGTAGTAATCTTTCAATCCATCGGTCACGCTTTTTGAAGTTGTAAAGCTTGTAAAAAGCATTGTTCCGATGACGAGCACGATACCGCCGACTGCCTTCGAGATTGGACTTGCGAGAAACTTTGCCATTTTATTTACCACCTTTTCCATTATGTATCTCCTTATCCGCGATATTGAACAAATATTCTAAACGGCTTTGATAATATATTAGCGCTATTCCCTGACACGTTACCAACATAAATATATGTAGTGTCAGCCTGTATGGAAAAACAATACCCTGTTGTTAGACTAAACTCTTCTGAAATAAAACTACCTATTTGATATTCGACCATGCCTGTCAATGAAACTATATTGCTAGAGGTCAATCCATGTGCTATAGTAATGTTCCCGCCCTGCGAAGAAGACGTATTCCCCCAGTAAGTATATTCAGCTTTTCCACTAGGAAATTTTATATAGTTCATCGTTGAACTACTTCCGCTTATCTCACCCGCAACAAACTTCCACTCCGTACCCTGTTTTTTCATCGTAACAGTCGAGCTGTCTATGGCTGCGCTTACTTTCGCGCCATGTACAACAAATGTCGATCCGCCTTCAACTGTTTCGCCGGACGGTGCCGCGAATGTAGTCGCCGCTGCGCTTGAATACGGTACGGTTATCGTGACCTCTGTCCCGTCTGCCCATCCTGCTGTCGGCGTGTACGTGTGTGCGCTTGCGTCGTTATACACAACATCGATACGCTTCAAAGGAAAAAGACTGCGAACGAATGCTGTCGTAGCGAGTTGCGTGTCATTGTCGGTATATGCGGCAGTCGGTGCAGCAGGGGTCCCGGTAAACGTCGGGCTTGCGAGGTTCGCCTTGAGTGCCAATGCGTCAAAAACCGAATTGCTATCCGGCGCTCCATCGGTAACTCCGTCTGTTATCGACGTATACAATTTAACATGGCCGTAGTTAGTACCCGATCCGACGCCGTACGTTGCCGCGGAACTTGCATGGCTTGTCGGTGGGGCGCCTAACGTTGTCCGCATGGTAGATGCGTCTGCATCGTCTAACAATGTGCGTGCGAATGATGTAAAGGTGGCGAGTGCCGCCGCGCTTGCAGAGGTGTAATACGGCAAGCGGTCAGCCGCCGGCGTGAGGCCACCGATAAAAGTAAGCGCCGCTGGCTTGTTAAGTATCTGAGAATCGCCGCTTGCCGATGACCAGTCAGCGTTTACATTTACCTCTGCCCCTGCCGCGATTCCATCCAGTTTTGTTTTATCAGCCGCCGATTCAAGTCCGGCCATAGTGGTTGTCGCCACCGGTAAAGAGCGAACATTCCCGGACGCGTCAACGTAAATCTCACGCGTGTATGGAGTACCCGTCGAGACAAGTACAACAGTACCAGTTCCGGCGGCGGCAGTTTTTACAGTGATCGTATGCCCGCCCGTTGCAAGGACAAGGATGGTGTAAAGTTTGCGTCCGATACCTGCCGCGTCCGGCGTCCTAAGTGTCAGGTTTCTGTTTGCACCCGTTGCACCGGTAAGTATAATAACGTCAGCCGTAATATCGCTATAATCCTGCACAATGTCGGCGGTGATAGCGTAAGATATAGTCGCTGTTTTCCAGCCTATCGACGATTTTGATGTGTTCGTTTGGTCAAGTCCCGATTTCGTGCTTTTGACAACCGACGTTATCGACTGTGCTTGTTTGCCGAAAACGTGGGATACTTCATATGATCCGTGCGCCCATGATTCTGTAACCTCTGTAATCTGCGCATCAAAAACCGTTCCGTATTCTTTGATGTTCACAAGGTCGCCAATGTCGTAATCCACGCCGTAGGTGAGTTGTGATGACACAAGGGCTTGCGCTTCGATTGTCAGCGTCGCTTGCTTGAGCGCGTTGAGTTCGGATTCCCCGGCAGTCGTAAGGTCGTCAACGGACTGAAGGCTTGACGAGTCGATGTATTCCTCTCGCCGGTCAATGCCTGTTGGCTCTACCGTGTCGTTCACCTGTACGACGGTCTTGTCTGACCCGTCCCCCTGCCCGCCGACGTAGATTACGTTGCGATATCCGGAAGACTGATCTTTGATCGTGGCGGACCGCAATGTGTCGAACTCGCTCGAAAAGCAAACCCGCGGGTTAACCGTCTGAGAGTCTCGCCGGTCGAGTCCGACAATGATGTCGAAGTCAAGCTTTGCCGTCGCCGCGTTAAGCGAAAAGTCAAACCCGATATACGGGTCTTGTGATTCCGCGACCGCCGTAAGGATCGTCCCAAGGTTGGTATTGAACTCTTGCAGGGCATATACGCCGCCACGTCCGGAATCCGCGATGACGTTCAATAGCGGGAACTTGCGGTCAGCCGGGGCAGTCGCGCCGCATTGATCGGCAATGGTCGATTTGATGACGGTTTCCGCGTTGTCGTTTTGCGCATAGTAGTCGTTGCCAGTTCCGGGAATAATGATTCGCCGCGTGAAAATCCCTTTCGCCTGTACGCCGGTAATGGTGAGGGTTTGCGACCCCTTGCCGTCCTCGCCGATACCTTTCTGGATATCTTCAATTACGCCAATCTTTTTGACGCTTGAGCCAAACTGGACAATAGTGCCTTTCGCAAATAAATAAGCGTTCGTGATATTGTAATTGATGACGATAGTAAATGATCCGTATCCCGTGAGCGAGCGTGTGAAAAAGGCTTGCTCATAATAATCAACTTCCCCGATGAGCGCGAGAGTGTATTGATCGTAGATACGGATCGGTACGTTAGTCACGAGTTAAACCCACCATTGGGTGTATCTGCACAGGGGTAAGAAGTACCAGAATCGGCGTAGGATTGATCGTAACGTCCGTGCTCCGAACTATTTTGTATTAGCTTTTTACACTCATAAAAATCCTGTCCATTTGCAGCTGATAAGTCAGATGTACCTGAGCCATAACAATTGGTCACTATTTTACACCCATAAAAAGCATATGCACTTATATTCGCACCATTACTTTTCCCGGTACACTTTGTTAAGTTTGTGCAAAGTCTAAAGCTTGAGGTAGCTAACGTAATCGTTGGATAAACACCTGTGCTTTCACACCACACGCCGTCCATCCGATAATCATTCGTTGTCGGTAGTGTCGTATAGTACAATCCTTTTTCTGCTGATGAAAACACCAACTTGCTTCCCGGCTCTCCTACAACAATCTTAGTTCCTCGTGCCGTAAGATCAACACCGCCCGAGGCAAGTGTCCACGTTCCCGTCTTTATGAGTACTTTTGCGTATGTTCCACTCGCCGACCACGTCGCGAGCTTTGCGTCGGAGTCGATAACAAGGTCAAAGTTTATCGAGTAAAGAGCGTTGGTTGCATTAGTCGCATTAGTCGCATTAGTCGCATTAGTCGCATTAGTCGCAGTTGCCGCGTTTCCGGATGTGTTTTGATTTCCCGCCGTATTAACGCCGGGAAGATTAATGTTTGCCGTGCCGTTAAAGCTGACCCCTCCGATCGTTCGGGCGTTTTGTAAGGCAGTTGCCGTTGCCGCGTTTCCGGTACATGAAGCGGAACTACCAGAGGTGTTTTGATTTCCTGCCGCGTTAACGCCGGGAAGATTAATGTTTGCGCTACCGTTAAAGCTTACCCCGCCGATAGTACGGGCAGTTTGCAACACGGTCGCCGACGCCGCGTTTCCGGTACACGACGAAGAAGTCGCCGCGTTGCCCCCGGCGTTCCCGGTAATGCTTCCGGTCAGCGTATTGGTTGATGGATTGAACGTTCCGCCCGATGTATCGCTCTTTACTGCTTTCGCCCCTGCCCCCGCCGATGCAAGCAAGGCCAGAGGATATTCCACGTTATCAGACACCTGTGCGACCGTGACGTTCGGCGCGGTAAATGCGCTTGTTGCCGCCGCAAGTATTGCCGCCCAGCCGGTCGCAAGGTCGGTGTCATAAATAAACACCGGGGCGTATTCTCGACGGTCTGTGACAATATAGGAATATGATCCTGCCGTGTTCGTGCATTGCACGTCGGCGACATACACGTCCGTTCCGGCGACTCTTGTCGGTGCCGTCGGTGTGTTACCAATCGCGACGGACGATCCCACAAGGACGACCGCACGCATGAGGTTTGGACTTGCCGAACTGTCTACGCGAATTACGATTGAATTGATGTTCGTATTTCCTGCCGTGGGCAAGGTAAGCGCTTTCGACAATGATGCGGTATTCTGATACCCGTGACCGGTTTTTGTTGCCGCGCCGGTATTAATGAGCGCATTACCAACTCCGTCTGCCGTTACGACAAGCGCATTGTCCAGCCCTTTGAGTACGCCGTTTTTGCGATACAATCTATCATAATAATACGCGGTAAAGTCATCTGCCGTGTAAGCAGGTGCACCCGTGACCGCTGTAAAGAAGAAACTTTTCTCTGCCATATTATACTCCTATGTACCTATGTGTCCAACTGATAAAGCATTGCTTTGTCGATGATGGTGTATCGTCTGTAAATGCCAGCGTGTTTACGCCGGGGTCAAGGCTAAAAAAGGTTGACGCCGTGTCGAGCATATTGATTCCGTTTACACGCGACCCGCCGAATGGCGTATACCAGACCGTTTTGTTCCCGGGCGTGGTATCGATTTCGATGAGGTCACCCGCCGCAAGGTTGCCTACAATGCGCACGTATTCACCGGTTGTAGACTTGAGTAGTTTCGGGTTAAGGCATGCGCCGATAATCTGTATCTGTATTGGTGCCGTCCAGTCTCCGAGGTTTTGCACCGATGGGGTAAACGCGACATAGTTCGACAGCGTAATCCCTGCGGCAAGAAATGTAAGCGGGAACGTAACGCCGGGGTTCAGCGTCTGCATGGAAACGGATTGACTTTCCATTTCATACCAGTACGGGTCATTGCAATAAAATATAACCGCGCCTTCCTGCCACGGAGTTAAATACGGTTTGTTTGGAAATACTGGCCCCGTCGGAGTTGCGGGAGTCCACCATGTGCCATTATCGTTTGTATACTCAAGGCGACCTACGCCATGCTTTGGATTTAGGGCGCTTATGATTTCACGTTTATGCGTATTTATGGCGGTGAAGTTCTGGAATGCCTCGATAGAAAACTTCATTTTGATATCACGCGGTTCAAACAACCTGTCAAGCTGAACCGATCCGTCTTGAAACGGCGACTTTTGTTCTTGAATGGTGAGCGTTGACAAATCCAGTCCGTCGAGTTCGGTAATGAGATATGGGCTAAGACCAAACTCAATAGATACGTTTGCAGGGTTAATGTATTTTATCCGTCTCAAAAAACGCCCCCTGCTAAAAGCAATTCACCGGCTCGCCGTGTTCGCCGCGCTATCTCTGCCGCGCTTAATGATTCCCCGGCGTAGATGTTTTGTACGATGCTACGGTTCATCATATTATTGGTTTCCTTATTTGTAAATACCTGTGATCCTTGGGGTAGTCTTATCATCTCAGGGCCAGCCTCGCCGACTCGCGCCCATCCACCGGGGGCGTTGCGCGTACCGCTTGCGAAACCAAACCATCCGGATATTGTTTCGCCAACACCTTTTATCCCGTCCCAAAACTTATTGCCGCCCTTCTTCAAAAAATCACCGAGCTTTTCAGCCGCATCGGATATCTTGTCTCCAATGTCGTTAAACCCGTCAAGAATGGGGTCAATTAAATCGGCTATCCACTCAAGAAAATCAACAACCTGTTCGAGCGCCCAAACTAATCCGTCAAGCGTATTGTCTGCGATAATAGTAAAAGCATCGAGTACCGGCTGCAACAACTTCATGGTCAATTCGACTAATGGCATGAGCGCTTCTATAACAGGTAGTATCATGAGCAGAATGTCAAGAATTACGGATAGCAAAGGTGATAATGTTTCCATAAGCTCAACGCCAATTTCCGCAAACACCTTTTGCACTTCTGCAAACTTTTCTTTGTTTGCTTCCCCTGCAAGATTTATGAGCCCCGCGATTGCCTGTATGTCGGCACCGATATCGGTGAATCCGGAAGCCGCAGCCTTTCCGATAGACGTTGCGGTTGCCGCGAGATCGCTGAATATCTGTGCACCGTCACCACCGATCGCATCTACAACCGATTTGCCTGCGGCGAGAATGCCGTCTATCTTTTTTTGCCGTTCAACCTCGCGCGCGTCACCCTGTTCTTTTTCGTATTTCGTTATTTCATCATTATAAAACTTATTGATGTTATAAATAGTTTCTGCGTCGGCACCTTTTGCAATTGCCTCGCTCATTGATGCCGTGCGCTCTATCTGAAGTTTCGCAAGAAAATCATTTGTAGTTTTTAACTGCCAATCAAGCTTGAGTTTCGCGAGTTCTTCCGCTTGCTTTTTTTCCTCTGCCGTAAGTTCTTTTTTTGTTTCCACTACCGCGATAGCGCTCGCGACTGCCGTTTCATTTCCGGCGACTTGTTCTTCAATAAGATTCTTGCGCAGTTCTTTTTCAACCGCAATGTTATTCAATTCAATTTTCGCTCGAGACTCTGCCGCATCCTGCGCGGCCTTCCCTGCCTTAATTGCTTCGACGCTTTCGGTTTTTGCCGCTACAATAGACTCATCAATCTTGTCTCTGAATCCTCCGACAGCCGCCGCCGCCACTTTGAATTGCTCGCCGACAAAAGGGAGTTTTCCCATTGTCGTTAAAAGCATTTCAACCGCGCCTAGAACTTTGTCAATTATTATTTGCGACAGCGAGAGAGCCGCAATCTTTACGCTGTTAAAAGCGACGGTAAATATTTCTTTGATCTTACTGCCGAGAATCTCAAATACAAGTTTAACTTGTACGCTCGTTGTCTTGATAGCTTCGACAACAGTATCCCAATTCTTAACAAGCAAAATTATTGCGGGAATGAGCACTGCCGTAATGACAGCCGCAATTGCTCCAATCGGGTTAGATGCAATCGCTCCGGTTAACGCCTTGAACGCCGTTGATAAACCACCGATGCCGGTTGCCAGCCCCGCAATGATAGGGCCAATCGATGACGCGATAGTGAACGCTATAATTGCACCGGTCACACTCGCGACAATGAGCGCAAGCACGCCAAGGGTTTTCTCAAGGTTGCCATTTTCTTTCGCCCAATCAGCAAATGCGACCGCGACGCCGCCAATCATGTTTGCGATATCTTTTACAACAGGGAGAAATATATTACCAATCGCAGCGCCGGCCATGCCAACGCCGTCGGACATTGTGGACAGTGATCCTGATAAGGTAGTACTTGCGACCTCCATGCCCTTAAAAAATATACCGCCCTCTGAGGTCATGTTTTGAAATGCTTTCGTTAAATCGTCATCGGTGACTTTCCCCTGAGATGACATTTTGTAAAGCTGTTCGACTGATATTCCCATCGATTTTGCAAGCTGTGTTTGAATCGGTACGCCCGCGTCGGATATCATGTTGAGCGCTTCCATGGACACCTTGCCGGTGTTGAGCGTCTTCACGTATCCGCGAGTGATCGAATCGAGCTTGTCAATGTTTCCGCCCGCCGTGTCACCGAGCATTCTAAATGTATCCGTGACGGCTTTGACGTCGTTACCGAATATCGGAAGCAACTGTTTAGATACCTTCCCGATTCCCTCAAGTGCGAACGGCGTTTTGGCCGCGAGCGTGTTGAGTTCTCCGATCATTGCAGACGCTTCTTTCGCGCCTCCAACAAGAGGGGTGAACGCGGCAACCATATCCTCGATTTTCATTGCCTCGCCAACGGTCGCCCCACCTAAACTACTGAGCGCATTTTTTATCAAGCCGATTGCAGCAATAGGCCCCTGCATAACGTCGCGAACATCTGCAAACGACAGTGACATTTTCTTGCCGGTTTTTTCAGATTGGTTGCCCAAGTCATCATACGATTTCTTGAGGTCTTGTATTTGCTTGCTTTCCGGCGCGATACCGCTATCGATAAGTTTGTTTATTTCATTTTTAAGCGCACGCTGTTTGTCCGCGAGTACGTTTGTTGAATCGCCCCACACTTTCGCTTTCGCGTCAATAGCGGTGAACTCATTGGCAATACCCGCAAGCGACTGCTTTGATTCCGTACTCATTTTTGCGAAAGAGTCACCGACGTCATCAAGCCCGCCGATGACTCTTTTTATCGTTTGCTGGAAGTCGGAATCATCCGCGCTTATTGTCGATGATATACTGTAATCGTCGCTCATCGGTGCCCCTTATCCAAACGCTGAAAGCATGTTTTCATCTGCCGGGAAATCGCGACCCGGTAACGCTTCTTCTTTCGCTTGTTCGCCGTCTGGTATTTCTTTTCCCCAAACTGCCAACGCTGTATATATCGCGAGCGTTTTATAGTCGGCTCGTTTAATTCTTTTTACTTCATCAAGCATCGCAACAATTACGCGCGGCGTTTGATTCCAAAACCATTCATCTGTTTGCCGAAGTTCTGTTAACGTAGCGGTATACAAATACCGCCACGGGAAACTTACTTTTCGGCGTCCGTAGGGGTGGCCGTTCCTTCCTCACTTGCAGACTCTTTCGGAAGAGACGCTTTCATGATGTCGGATATCAAGAGCTTCAATGTCGTGAAGTTATACTGTTCATCAAGCGCATCAGCAATGTTTTCTTCCGTGATATCATCGTTCCCTGGCGCAAGCATACAGAAAATTACCAGCGGAATGTTCTTTCCGGGGTGTTTGCTCATAAGGTCGCCAAGGTTGTCAATGTCCCCGATTTTTTCTTCGATGCGCGAGATTGCCCGCATACCAAATCGGAGGATCCTTTCTTTTCCCATAAGAATAATGCTTGTTCCGGGGTTGTTCTTTACGTCGTTGAGTTCGCTCATTTCATGTGCTCCTAGAAATGAGCCGGAAGGGGGTTCCCCCCGACCGGCCAGTTGTTTCGCGTGAATACAGTCACGCGGCTGTTATTACGCGGCTGGAGTTACCAGTTGCGACGTGAGCGCAACGGCGACACCGTTCGCATCCTTGACGCGATTGGTAATCGTTATAAGGTATTCAACCTCCGCGATGTTTGCGTTCGTAATCGTAATCGTCGGCGCTACACCGGCAACGCTGACCGCGTACGTCGAAGTTCCCGCAATGGGCAGTCCAGTCGACACGACAGATACCGTGATATCCCCTGCCGACGGCGCAACCATCTGGAACGTCTCACCACTCTTTGCGAACGGAATGGTCAGCGTGTTGTCCGACGCATCACCGACGACAGTTCCAACCGTTACCGCCGTAAGGCTCTGAGTCGTCTTGTAAACGACAGAATTGAACCAGTTGGTTATGGTCGTTGCAACAATGCCAGCCGCATTCGTTCGAGCACGTACGACGATAGCGTCGTTTGCCCTGAGCTTTGCAAACTCACAATTCAACATGACGTGTTGCGGTGCAACGGTTTCTTTCTTGGTGTCTGCGCCGTCTTCCGGTACGGTAAACTTTCCCTTCATGTACCAGAAATACTCATAGACATTCGCGCCTCCGTCTTTTCCGCCGTACCATACGCGGAAGCCAACAGCGTAGTAGGGTGCCTGATCGAGCGTACCTTCCTGCGTAATTCCGTTGGCGCGAGTCTGCCCGAGAATTGCCGCGCGCACGTCAGGATCAACGTCAACCATGTCGAGCGCGAGCTGTAGATTTCCGCGCGCGTTCGCAATGAAGAACGGACCATTGTCGGCGTAATCAGTTACGATTGAGCCGTTCGGATTTGCCTTGACGCTCGCCGCGCCGGATAGTCTGACAGGGGTTCCCCAAACGGGAGTGCCGCCTTCAACATCCGTGCCGTCCGTGAGCGGGGCGACGTATACCATGTCTACGCCAATTTTGGGACTTGCATCCATAGATTGTCCTCCTATAAAATATCGCTCGCGAACAATTCGCGGCTGAATCTCATAACGCGGTGTCTGACATCCGGGTTCGGGTCTGGCACCTCGCCATTGGTTCCACAATTAAAGTACGACGCATTAAAGATACGTGCAATCTCCATAGCAATACTGGTAGTTGTCGCCATGTCGGATTTCGTAAATATGTGAATCGTAACGCGCGCTCTGCTCATAGTCGCTTTGTTGTCCGCATATTCCATATCTTCCTGATTGTCATCAAGATAAATAACAAGCGGGAATGTCAGAACTTCTGCCGGAAACGCATCTACAATATGATCTGCAGGTATTCCTATAAGCGCGGCGAGCGCGGCGTCGCCAATGAGCTTGCTGTAGTAGAACGCTTTCATTGGTATCATTCGCCGTCTCCTATTTCAACCGTTACCGGCTGATTTCCAAACACACGCTTTTTATTCGCCCTGAACCATGTTTTCATTTTGTCGAATGAAGGCAATAGCCATGGGCGCGGAGCCATCTTACTTGTCCCATCTTCCAGAAACTTCGGGTAGTCCGGATTTCTCATCGTTGATCCTACGCGGGCACGAATTGATTCTCCATCAATCGCGACCGTGTGCGTAATCGATCGTATCATATCGCCCGAATCAGACGCCGGGGCACTGCCTGGTACTGACGGGTGATGCTTGCGCTTCCCGTACGAGATACTGGTATCAACTGTCGCGTCTTGCATTGCCCTTTTCGCATTTCCCTCTACCCGCAATGCCGCGTTCGTTATAAACGCAACCTTATTTAATCCGACACGCTCTGCCTTTTCAGTAAAGGCCTTTTGCGCAGCGGCTATTTGCTTTTCCATGTCGGCTTTTGCCTGTTCCGGGGTCATTCGCCTACCACCGGCACGAGTATCGCCTCGCCGTGAATCTGCCAGCGATTGGATCCTTTAATATCGAAGTACCGCGCAGCCTCGCCGGGAAAATCAGAAACGACATAGGCTCGGTTTCCGATTTCCGCGTACAGCGATTGATCGAAGTACATGACCTTTGCATCGCTTTTCGTCTTGTCGATTCCATACAGTTCGACTTCTGCTTCCGTGAGCGTCTTTGACTGGACGTCTGCCCGGAACGATTCTGCGGGCGCGTCCGGCGTCGGGGATTTCTTGTAGCCCCATGTCGGCACTTTCGTCCCTTCACTGTTTGCGGCCATTATGCGTCGGTATATACTGACGGTCGCATTCTCGATCATTACGCTACCACCGGGCGCTTAAACGCCATGAGCACAGACGCGTGTTCGTCGCTGAATCCAAGTGCGACAGAACTCGCGAGCGCGTGCGCAAACCCGAAAGAGATTCCGCCTTCCTTATACGAGTCAAGCCCGTAAGCCTTGCGCTGAATCTTGCCCCATGCGTCGGCGACAAGCTCATCTACAATGCCTTGTATCTCGAGCGGGAGTGAACCATCGGCCCCGGCCACGTAATGCGGGTCATTCGGCGGTGAAGTTACGTCGGCGGGTAGGTAGTATCCGGCGATATATACGATATCAATGCCGCGCGCGGCGGCCTGTACGTCGAGCGTCAAGCCTGAAACAAGCGGACGGGTGAACCATCCGTTTTCCTTGTAGACCATTCCGGATCGTTTGTCCTGATCGTCGAGTCGATAGTCAGTATTGAGCACAAGCGGAACATCGTCGATTTTTACGCTTGTAATGGACGCGATAGGCCAGCCCTGCAAAATAAGCATCTGCCGGTTATCGCCCGAAAGTTTTTCCGTGTAGGTTTTACGCGAAAGGTCACGGCCTAAAAACGCCGATATCCTCGCGCTCGCTCGGTTGACCAATAGTTCGATGGTCGCGTCGTACGTCGATGAGGTTATCCCGCATATCAGTTTTGCATTCGCTACCGTTGTCAGTCCGTTCACTACCGCCATTGCTCGCCCCTTTCGGTCGGATCATCTTGTCTTGACCCTGATACATAGTTTCCCTTTAACAGCCGGGAGGTATGAATGCCTCCCGGCCAACGCTTACGCTTTCGCGTGAACGGTCGGGGGAGTCGTGCCGCGCGGTAGCCAGCCGACGTTACCGTCACCCTGTACGACGGAAGCCGCGACAAGTGCGGTGTCCGATGTCGTACCGGCAGCGGTCAGCACGACGCGCCAATACTTTTTAAGCGCGCCGGTCTTGACGTAAAACGATGCACTTCCGGGCACCGTAGTCGAAGAGCTGATAGCGGGAATAGCCGTGTTTAGCGTCACGGCCGTAAAGTCACCGTCCGTAGTCGTGTCAGACGTCTCAATGGTCGGGGTGACGGCAAACGCCGCCGCGCCCGATACGCCAAGCTGAATATGAACGACAGCGGAACTGAGCATCCCGAGCACGTCTGCCGTGTCAACGCGTTTGATTGCAGCGCCCTTGACGGTGGCGGCACCGGATGAAAGGGTAATCGTCTGCACCGCAACGGCGATGTCTGACTTAACCTGCTGTAAAAGATTGCTTCTCATGATTTGTCTCCCTACTTATTTGTTACCGTTTCATGCGAAATGGTTTCGAGTGCTCCCGACGCAGGTAGGTTTACGCCGGGAGCTTAATCAATATCAGGTCGCGGAATACTTGTTCGTCGACTGGACGAACGCGGTATCGTGCCTGAGTCCGAAGTCGTGGCGCGAGATGACCCGGAGTGCGGTCATGTCATTCTGGAAGCAGGAAACAGTGTTTCCGGAAGCGTCCACGAACGACGCGTCTTTACTGACGGCGAGTTCCATGTCGGTCTGGACGAACTCGATCAGCTCGGAGAAGTCGCCGTAGAACAGGTCGCCGTAGTTGCTTGAAGTCATGGCGGTTCCGGCAGCCATGTTGTCGGAATAAACCTGATTCGAGACGACGAACGGGTCGCCAAGAAGGGTGCCTTTGTTCATTTCGTCGCGGAAAATGTAGTGACCGGTGGACGTCATGAGATTGTACAGGTACGTCCAGTGGAAGCCATTGAACACCCAGCCAAAGCGAATGCCGGGAATGTTCTTCGACATAAGCAAGCCCTTGACGATTGCAGGGGTCTGGCCGGTGAACACCTCAGAAGCGCTACCGATCTTGTTCGCGGCAACGATCATTTTCGTGATACCAGCCGGAGTGTTCGCGGTGCCGTCTCCGTAGAACGCGGTATAGTCTTTCTTAAGCTGGAGCGACATAATAACGTCGTCCCTCACGAAAGCCTCAGCATCCGCGTTCGCGTTGAGAATAAGGTCATTCGAGATCGGGATGAGCGCGGTGAGTTTCTTGCTCGATCCCTTGACCTGTCCAAGTTTCGGCTGAGTCGCCCCGGCCTTGCCCGTCTCGTCGGTGTACGTGCAGACGGCGCGAGCATCAAAGCGCGGGATAGTCAGGTTGCCATTGGGCATTCCGATCTTGCGCGCACCAAGCCTCATGTAGGCGAGATTCGGGTTGAGCATTCCGATGATTTCGGAAGCCATAACCTCGGGGACCGCGAAGCCGCCGGATGACGGTACGCCGGATTCGAGCGCCTTACCCATGAGTCCGGTAACAAGCGCATTTTCGCCGTAGCGCTTTTTCGCGAATGCAAAGGCCTTTTCCTTGTCGTTGTCGGAATTGAGAACAGCGAGCGCAAACTTGCCGAACGTCTCTTTTCCGGACGGCACAGCGGTTCCTTTTTCCTCGGCGGCGATGAGTGCCTTGCCAAGAGCTTCCGCGTACTTGCCCTGTATAACGGCGTTTTTCTGCGCATCAGGATCGTTCGCGTGCGCGGCCATGTATGAGTCCATTTTCCCCTCGATATACGCATCGAGCTTTTTCATGTCATCATTTTTCTTCGATTCATCGCCCATGATTATTTCTCCTCAAAAAGTTTTACCACGTCGTCTACGGACGCAGCGCTGAAATCCTTGACGGTCGGTTCCGACTCGTCAGCCTTGTGGGTTTCCCCGCTCGCGCTCTTGCCGTCTTCCTCGGGAGATTCTTCCTCGCCGGGTTCCTCGATCATTTTCGCGAGTATGTCGTGACAGGCTTTGACGCCCTTGATGGAAGCCTTGAGTGCATCGGTTACCTCCGCGATTGCTTTCTTGGTTTCCTTCGAGAACTTCGATCCTGCTTTTTCGGTAGTTCCGGCGATCTGATCTTCCAGTGATTTGATTCTGTCATTAAGATCGTCGAGTGTTTTTTTGTCCACATCTTCCTCCTCGGCAAATATCTTTTCCATTACCCGGATGCCTTCCGGATTAAATGATTTGTTGACTTTCATCGCGTCGAGCATTCCCTTTATTCCGTCTGGCGCGACTACCGCATCGGGATTGCACGGAACAAGTACTGCTGACAGCTCGAGCAAGTCTTGTTCAAGAAAATGCATTCCGCGCTGCCATTCGGGACGATCAAGAACTGCCGGGTCGTCGCGAGTCTTGTACTTCAGCGCTTTGAATCCGACGGATACCGCATTGAGCATTCCGCACTTGTACATATTGTACGCGGTGTCAGATCGCAGTGCTTCCTCGGACGGGTGCGCCGGGTCGGAGCACATTTCCGCGATGGTCGGGAACTTGACCCGGATGCGCAGTTTCTTTTCGCGCACGTCCTTGACGGCAGAAACGGCCTTGCCGAGTGGAAAGTCCTGATAGTTATGGCTCCACGCAAAAACCGGGTTCGCGCCCTTCGCAATCGAGCCAAGGTAATTGTCGAGCTTCCATCCGGCGACGTCGATTATGTCACCGGAACGGTCGATAGTTTCCGTCGATGCAATGAACTCGATGACGCGCGAGCCTTCCCCGCCGACTTCCTTTACGACCGCAATGAGTTCGGATTTCTGTGGCTTGTCAAAATCGCGCTTTATCATTTCGTTTTCATTCATCTTACGGCTCCTTCGTGTACAACGTTGCATCGGCAAAAATGAAAATGGTCGATGCCGCGCTCGCCGTTGCGCGGATCGTGATATCGGTTTTCTCAGGGACAACCAGACGATTCGTCAAATCGATCTGTATTGCACCGGTCGAGTTTGTGATCTGTCCGGCGATAGGCATATCAAATGCAATACGCTTTGTCCCGACAAGCCGATGCTGTCGGAGTACCATTATTCCGGAGCGAGACGCGACAGACGTTTCGTTGAATCCGCCTCGTATCTTATCAATCTGCATTTCGCAACCCGCGGGAACGGTATAAAATGCGCCTCGCGCGATGTTATCTCCGACTGAAATCATTCCGAAAATCTTTGTCGCAGTTTGCGGAACACCATTGGTCACGGTGTCGCTCGCGTCGTATGCGTAAATCACGCCCGCGTTTTTCAGGCCAGTTCCGACGTCGGTAACGCGGATATCGTTCACGCGGAGAAGTCCTGCGACGTACAGCGTGTCAGACACTTTCGTTCGTCCGTTCAGGTTGAGCGTAATCGTGTGCGCGGCGTATGCGGTGTCGAGCACGTCAACCTCTACCGTCCATGCGCCCGTTCCGCTCGTCTTGACGTCATCGGTTGACCCGGACGAAACGGCAAGCGTGAACGCGGAAGTCGGGAACGTGCGATTTGCATTCTGCGGCCAGAGATCGACTTCGCTTGTAACGCCCGCAGCCTGTCCGTGAAGCGTTACCGGTACGCACGACGCGGGGCTATTCTTAATCCCCTTGTTAAACGGAAACGCGGTCGGGTAGAGGTTCGCGCGGGAAACCACGTCGCGATAGGCGACGCCATTCAGTAATTTATCGAGCGTTTCAGGTGCACGTATAAACATTGCATCCCCCTTTAATAAATGTAACCAGATACGGTCACGTAAATGTCCGATCCCGCCGCAAAGTTCGCATCAGCTTTGATGTCAAGGCCTTTCGCCGCCGTAAGCCCTGCACCCGTAAGAACCGGCGCGTAAGCTGTTACGCTTGTTGCGCCAAAACTGTCAATCACCTTGTTCGTCGTCAATACCGCTTTCGCGATATCGAATGCAAGCACGGGCGATGCGGCGGTATCCTGCAGGATTACTTTCGTCGCCGTTGAATCCGTCCAGGCAGTTGACCCGGATACATTCAGCAAGAATGACCTGATATGAATCTTTTTTCCTGCCGGTACGCTTGCCGCCGGTACAAGATGAACAGCGGTTCCGGCCGTGGACGCTACTAGCTTTCCGGTAACCATGAACGGTATGCCAGCGCTCAGGGCAAGCGTAGCATCGTCCTGCGCCGTCTGTACGTCTTCATCAAGCGTTTCGTCTGCCGCCGTGAGTTCTGCAAAGTTCGCATTGAGCTTTTGAGACAGTACATCAATTCCGTCTATTGCATGCATTCTTGCCCTCCCTTAATCTTCAAATACAGGCGCGGTAGTGCACCTTTCATTTATTACGTTTTCCGCGGATCCGTTCGCGTCACCGGGATAGTCAAGCATTTCGCCGCCAACGGTAAACTTCTCGTTGATTCCAACTATCTGGCCATCGGCCACGGAATGAGCGTCTCGCGTTCGTGCGTCCCGAACGGCAATCCATTCTTTTTTCTGGACGCCTTCGATTTTGTATGTCGCGTATGTCCCGGCGTTCATACTTGATCCGGACTCTGTCCGCGCTATCGTGTTCGCGCGCGTCGTCGTCATGTTATCATACACACCGGCGCACGCTTCCTCAATTTTAGCGGCCATGATCGATGACGGTTCACCCGCGTCTATGGATTCGGAAATAATCGCCGATAGCGTCTCGCGCAATTCTTTGTTGGTTGTTTTATTTATCTCTTTTGCTTTCTTAAGTCCGGCCTTGTCGACCCACTTATTAAACCATTCGTTTGTGAGCGCGTCGGTGTCGGCTTTTTTCTTGTCGATGAGCTTCATGGCATTATCGCGTCCAACGCGCATTGACGCGAGCCAGCCGGGGGCTAGTGCGCGTTTCAACGCTTCGTCAGATTCGGACGTGAACACTTTCGCAAGCCCAGCTTTCATCTCGTCGGATGTCTTTGCATTTTCCACGTTTTCAAGTACAATCTTTTCCTGAATGCCAGCAAACTTCTTTACGGCAGTTTTGAAAAGCGATTCCGATGCGGTCGCGCTCTTGTCAAACGCTTTCCATATCGCGTCCTTTTGCTCATCGGTGAAAGATGATCCTGCAGACTTCCAGCCCTTTCGTTCGCTTTCAGGCGGTGCAATTTTGGCCGTGCACTCTTCAATTTCCTTGATGCACGCGGCGAGGTCGATCTTGCCTTCCTCGTTTTCAACCGGGGCGGCTTTCGGCGGAATCGGTTCCGGCTCTTGCTTTTCCGGTTCTTCATTCGCGACGACTTCCATGTCCATGAGTTTGCGAATGTAAACGTTCCCGCGATGCTCGTCCGGCGGTAAGGTGATCCCACACGTTGACGCAATCTTTCGCCATTCGTTTACGGTGATCGTCCCCATCTCAAGACCTGCGTCGGCAAGTTTCATTTTCGCTTCGTTATCGTCCGGAACAATGTTGTCGTAAATCCATATCAGGTCATTGCCAAACATGGGAACGAACTGCCTGTTAATCTGTGACTGGAATGTCTTTATTCGTTTCGTGACAACGTTTTTTGACCAGAGATAATAGGCACTATCGATGGTCGCGCGATTCGAGTTTTGCGTATTCCCGCGCATTTCAGGCGGCACGCAAAAGTGCTCGTTCGCCGCCTGTATGAGGTACTTGCGCGATTCGACAAGATCCATTTCGCGAGGAGAGTCAGTGAGTTTATGTATCTTGAAGTCTTTCTGTCCGACGATTGCGGGCTTTCGAGCATTCAGGAAACCGCCGACTGTCTTGAGCCAGCTTTCCTTGAACGTATCCGCATCAGCCTTCGATATCCCTGGCATCTCGAGCACTATCGGCGGGGTCGCGTCGTTGTAAAAAAAGTTCTTTGCGTACTTACTCGAAAACTCGTGCGTCTCTACCTCGTCGCCGATTGCTTCTCCACGCGCACGTCCTCGCCCGTATGGATTGGAAGCGTTCGGAGCCTTGAACCATACCATGTCAGCGGGGTCGACCTTTAATCCCATGCGCGATGTGTTCCCCATCGGGAAAACCTCGAAGTAACTGGAGTGCGCGGTCGGCGTGCGAAGTACCCACGTCGGGGGAAGTGGATAAATACCGGACGGGTTACGGCCGGCACGGTCAATGAGCCAGAATCCCTCGCCGACGATTTCGTAGAAAACATCGGTCAGGTAAAATATCGTCGCCATGTCTATTTCAGGATGATCGGGCATGGGATTCTCAAGGAGATCAAATAGCGCGTGTGATCCTATCGGCTCGGCATTCTGCGAATCTTTACGGTATTGGCTTTTCGAGTAGAGTTTGAACCCGGTCGCAGAGAAATCCTGCGCGATCATATGCACCGGGTCGAGCATGGGGGATTTGTGGAAGTAGTCAAGCCATGAAGATGCGGTACGGCCGGGAGCCTCTGACCAACCTATTTTCAGGCCGTTCCGAACAAGGCTCGTGACCTCGGCAATTTTACCGAGTATTCCGTGCATTACTCGCGCTCGCCGATCCAGACGTCGATATCATGATTCGTCGCCATCTCGGTTCCGCGAGACGTGAGCCGGTCGATGATGGTCTGGTAGAGATTTTCTTCCTCGACCTGTTCGTTAATCATCGACTGAATGAATCCGCACGTCATAAAGTCGCCCATGCGGAACGCCTCAGCGTACAGCGTGTTCAGCTTTTCGGTCGTCTCGCGCTCAACTTCAAGCGCAGTCAAGAATAGTTCGGGGAAGGATGCAGGAATGGTATCGACATACGACAGCGGGGCAATCTTGACCATCTCATTTCGGTCTTCGATGTACTTCCGTACCTTGTCGGCGTGCCCGCGCTCTCCCTCAGCTTCATTCTCGAAGAAGTCGCCTGTCGCTTCAAAACCTGCAAACCGCGCCCATGATGCTCGCTCAAGATAGCGGAAGGAATTGGCAAGTTCGTGACGGTGTTGTTCCTGCAAAAGCAGTAGAATGTTTTCAGATATCTGTCCCATGATTATTCCTTTGCGTACTCGCCGCACGCGATGTCAGGCGTGACGACAGGGAAAACGAAAGTCGCCACACCGACTATGGGCGGGTATCGACGACATTGTGAGAATATGCGATTATAGTATTTACAGGTGTTACAGGTGCCGAGTTCCTGTTTCTGGAATATCCCCAGCAGTTTCTTTTCGTTCTTCAAGAGGCGTCCCCCTTACTTGAGGAACAGTGTATCAGATATTTTTAATTACACAATACCCATTGTTTAACGGGTATTGTGCGT